ATAATTCTGTTAAACTTGGCTCTGTTGCTGTGTCAAAATGAATAGGCAATCCGTTGGCATCTGACTTCAATGCCCTTGCTGCGGTTATTGCTGCAACATCGTCAATTACTTGTGCTGCGGTAAAGTATGCTAATCTATTAAGTGTGCCTACTCCTGTTATTGCATCTACTGGCGTTCCATCTAAATTTATAACCCAACTTGCAAATGTTCCGCCTCCTGTGTGATGTTGAACGTCAACAATAAGTTGACCAGTCGTAGAGTTATAGCTCGTAACCTCTCCATGCATGTGGTTTGATGGGTCATAAACTATCAATACTTCTTGTAAAGGAATGTAAGATAAGTTAGCATCAACGGTGAATGTTCTACTTCCGTTGCCAATTGTATTGCTTGTTGTTGATGTTGTTTTATATCTGTCAGATAGAGAATTTATAATAGGTGCTGCTGCTGTGCCTGTTACTGATATGTTTGTTCCTGCATTTACTGATGTAACCGTTCCTCCACCTCCAATATTTATGCTTACTAATGTAACTAAATTAGTAACTACATATCTATCATTTGCACTATCATAATAAGAATGTAACGCTGCACCATTAGCACCAACAAATATTTCAGAAGGATAATCTTTGTTGTAAAGAAAAGCATATCCACCTGCTGTTAAATTTAATGTTCCCATTGTTGGATGTGCTGGATAATTTCCTGCCTTAATTGTTACATTTCTTAAATTAGCACCAAAAACAAAATTAGTTGTGTTTTCAGTTGGCTCAAAAATATTTCCAATAGCACCATTTCCCAATGTTATTGCACCTCCTGTTTTATGAAATATGTTCTTACTACAACTTGTTCCCAATGTCGGAGTAACTCCTTTGTAAAAAATATTATCATTAGCATCTTTGGTGTAAACCATTGCATCATTTACCGCCTTGCTTGTTGGCACTTTTGTATCTGTTGTGCCCAATGTTGTTTCTACATCATCTTGCCAAAATACTTGACTATCGAATGAATCTCCAAATTGTGCTTCTGTTGGAATATCACCTGTTTCAAAAAATGTTTTTATTGTACTTCTATTTTGTTGTGCCATATTTTTATTTTTATCCTACTATGAATGTACTTTCTATTATCATAACTCCTATTCCCTCTGTGATTGGTGGAATATTGTCATAAACTATTTGTGTTGCAAAATTAAGATTATTTGGCAAATTTTTATTCTGTTGTGTAACTACTATTGTTGTTCCACTTTCATCTATATTTAAAAAACTCATATCAGTAGTAGAAACAAATTCTACATACCTATCCAAGCCAAAACCAAACTGCAAACATAAATCATACGTACTCTGCAAACTCTTAACAAAATAATTATTGTTTGGCGTGCTTATTATCTCACTCTGAACAATAGCACTTGCCACAACATTTGCCTTTATTGTTTCATTAAAATACAAACTTAATCCTACAATGCTATCAGTTATATCAATGCCATTGTCAACACTTAATTTAACCGCATATTGTGGCGAACCATACACTATAACCGCAACATCATAAATAGTCTGTCCAAATTTAACTTCGTACTGCATCAACTGAAAAATTAAAAGAATTGTTATCTTTAAAATCAATATTTATCTGACTGAATCCATCTCTCTCCAACTGCACTCCTATTTCTTTTTCTAAAAAAATATCAAGACCAGAACTATTAAGATAATTGTCTATTCCAACCCCACAAAGGATGTACTCCTTCCAATCGCCTTGATTAGAATTAATGATGTCAATTATGTGGTCTTCGTCTGATAATCCAATAGACAAATCACCATCAACTATAAGCAAATCAAATTCGCTGTTTTGTAAAAAATCTTTAGCCGCCATTTCCGTGTTTTACTTTAGTATTTTCTAATGTTGTTTTGTTTAAATTTTGCACACTTGCTGCTGCTGAATTAAAAGCAGTTAAAGAAGCACCGCCATCAAGTCCATTTAATGCTCCAAATCCTGCACCAATAGCTGCTTTAAAAGCTGCAATCATTGTATCGTATTGTGTTTTTAAATTATCAATTTTTACTAATCCCCCATTTTCATCACCTGCAATATAAACTTGAGATACCTCGCTAACCATAACAACACAACTTGTCGTTTCACTCATCTGAGAAATCACAACAAAACTGCCCACCTTTGGAATTAAAACAAATCCCTTTTTTTTATCCGCATTTAACAACACCCCAAAAAAATCTGCACTCCCATCAATAGGCTCACACTTACAAGTAAAATTAGGCTCATCAACTGATAATACTTTACAGATAGATGTTTCATAACTCAATTCATCCATTCCTGACAATGCCCTTATTGCCTCTCTTATGTCCGTTGCCTGATTGCTCATTATGCTATCCTCCTTTCTAATTCAATGTTTTGCCTTCCGCCTCCCATTCCTATCTCTGATGTAACTGACTTAACTACATATTTTCCTTTTCTTTCAGGATAAATATAAGAATCCAATTGAACAAAATCACCTGGCTCAACCTTTGGCTCAATAAATGTCAAAAAAGAACCATAGTAACCTGTATAATTCATTTGTTCTAAAAATAAATTAGCTTTTAAATCTAATTCTGCTTTAGTGCCTCCATATTGGAATATTGTTCTAAGTTCACCTGTTGGATCACCATAATTATATTCTTCTCTTGAGTTATCACTTTTAATAATTACTCCTTCTAACTTTACTTTTACATCGTCTTTTTTTAGGTAACGGAGGTTGCCTGTATCTATCATTTGTCTTTCAAACAAAATAGTTTCTGTGTTACTTTCTGCTTGATAATAAGCTAATCCAACTCTTAACTTTCCATTTTTAAAATAAGAAAATAAACCGTAGTCTGTTCTTAACTTTTGCAACACTAATCCAACACTTGCCTTTTGTGTTCTTATTGCTCCAATTTGTGCATCTAATGCCTCGTAAGGGATGTTTGTGTTCTCAAGTATCTTTCCTATCAATGTTCTTAAATTAACACTCTCATAGCTTATATTTGGTGCTATTGATTGTTTTAAAATAAACATTTCATCCTCACATAATATCTCCACCGGCACATTGTTTCCAATTTTAGAAATATAGCCACTAAATAAAGGTGTTAAATTAGGATAGTAACCTCCAAATATTTCTACTTTATCACCTCGCCTTAACAATGGATTTTGTCCTTCATAAATATTTTTGTCGTTATATTTTAAATTTCTCGGCAATAATATTGTGGCTGTTTGTGTTTGCTTATCCCAACTTTTTTCAATCCTAATGTTGTTGATTTCAAACCATTCATAGATAGCATTTCTACCATCTCCCAATTGAGTTATTTTTATCTTATTGATTAACCTGTTCATCTTGTTGTTTCAAGTCAAAAGGGTTATCTGATAAAGCTGAAATTTCAAAATATTGAACATTCCTAAGTCCTACTTGTTGCGACATTGTTAAGTTGGTAACAACAATATTGTTGACCGTAAATATTCTATTTAAAAATGTATTTGTAATTTGTAAAGTAACTGGAGCAGAGCAATAACTTGCAAGAATACCTGTATCTACCAATGGTGCTTCGTCAGGGTTTTTAGTTGCAAAAAAACCACGAATATTAATTGAATAATCTCCGTTATTTATAAACTCTTTTACTGTTCCTCGATTAAATCCGCTTATGTCTGTTGTTACAATTTGCCTATTTTGTGTAACATCAATTATTACGTTGTCCAATAATAATCCATCGTTTTTGCCATCGAAATAATTACTTGCTACAACTATTGGTGTTTCTTGATATACTTTTGAAAAAGGATTGTATTCAAAGATGTTATACTCAGGCTTTACAATAAATAGCGAACCATAAATAGGTGTGCCAAAGTAACTTGTTTTATCGGGTTTATCTGTTTTTATAGATAAAGTATTTGCCGCAATTATAGCACGCTGTACCAATGGCAAACCAAATCCCTTTATTAAAGTCTTTTCGTTATTTTTTTGTATTACTTGTGGTAAAAAAAACTCTGCCATATTTATTTTGTTGCTAAAAGTTGAAAATCATTTACTGCCGCCAATAATGCCTCAGCAACCGCATCCTTAATTTCATTCTTGCCCTCTTTAATTGTTGTTGCTGTTAGTGTAATTTGCTCTACTAATTTATTGATTGAA